AATTGAGCATCACATTCTCCCGCGCAATTGCGGCGGTGCGCCGGACGCGGCGCCTATTGCATCTCTGTTTACCATGCCGGGCGGACCCTGTCCACCGCGCGGCGGCTTGGCTTGCCCACCCGGCCGCGGGCCGCCACCCCCTCCCCCGCCAGGCGGACCGCCGCCCATCTGCTGCACCTGCTGCGCCAGCATCGCTTGCTGCTTCATCTGCATCTGGAATTGGTGGCGGGCCATGTGCTGCCGGATGTTGCCGAGCGGATCGCCGGTCTGCTCAAGTGCCTTGGCGTGCTCCTGCATGTGCTGCGCATCTTCGTCCATCGGATGAATAGCGAGGTTCAAGTTGAACTTGACCAGCCACTCATTCTCGACGTCCGCCGGGATCGTCATCTGCGCTTTCTCATCCTCGAAGATCAGCGGGGCAAGACGCGGACCGAACACATTCTCCACCATCTGCGTGATCATCGGCACGAGGTTGAGCCGGTGCCCCGGATACTTCTCAGGCGGGATCGAACCGAGCACGTTGGCAAATGAAATCTGTTGCTGCATCTGCATGGCGCTGCGCGCCTGCTCGACGCCGAACCAGCGATAGAACAACTTCTTATCCATCTGAATTGGGTCGACCCAATCCATCCGGGCGCGCAGTCCCTTTTCGCCGTATTGCCGGATCATGATCTTTTCATTACGGTACTGATGATCCATCTCAACCATGAAGTTGGCGACAGGTGTCAGAATCCCTTCCTCGATCAAAGTCACAGCATCGGCTGTGGTTAGAATGTCTACTTGCTGCTCACGCGCTATGTCAGCTTGAGATGGCTTGGCCTTCTGCGTCCCAGATTGAGTTATCGCGGCAGGTGAGACGCTTAGAGACTGCATTATTTGCGCTTTACAAGATGCTACAATCTCAAAACCCGCCTTCCACAGATCGGGAAATTTCGCAAATACCGTCGAATTCGGATCACACTCCCACACCGCCGCCAGAGACAGAACCATCGAGCCAATCCGCGGATTGCGCTCCGGATCAGTCATGACGATAGGCATCATCGAAAACATGGACGAATCGGCAGCCTCGTTAATCGCATCGTTGGCGTAAATCTGAATCTGCTCGCAGGGAACCAGTTTAGATTTTCCCTTGAAAACTCCCTGTATCTTCTCAGCCGCGCACGAGAAAAGGTTTATCTTGTCGGACCAGTTAGGGTTTCGGCGTGCAGCCAAAACTATTTTCTCGCTGCCATAATAAATCCTGCACAACCGTTTCTCATTGCCGATAGTGAGGTTGGTCCATGTCTCGTACACAAGAGCGTGTTTTGCCCCGCCCTGCCCGATCTTGATTCCTGCCGAGTCTACGACCACCTTCTGCTTGTTGATGGCGACGGCTGCTTTCTCTCCAGCCATTTCGGTAAGCAGCGTGTCACCGGCATCATCAATAATTTGTTCATCCTCGATCATTTGTTCGATTTTCGCCTTAGACCAGCGACGAAGGATTGTAACCGATCCACCAGCGGCCAAAGCCGCCCCGATTGTCTCAGAAGTGTGCGGAAGCACCAGCACGTCAGCGTCTGCAAGGACTTCAACACAGGGGCGTCCCTCCTTGATCACCTCGTGCACGACATCGTCGGGCGTCTCTCCATCGTCGCCGGTGAGCTCGGGGCGTGGCTTCCTGTAGGTCACATGCCGTGTGCGCGTCTCCCAGCTGACATAGACGTTGTACTGCCCTTCGACGTCGCCATTGCGCAGGAGCGCGGGAACCACCACGGTGCGGAGTTTGGCCTTACGGATGTAGTGTTCGACCAGCGACATCTCACCGTGCGGAAGCTCTCCGTCCATCGTGGTGACTTCGATGTAGCGGCCGTTCTGCGGGAAAATCTGGTTGGAAAAGCGAGTGGTGCGCGCCTGAATGGCGTCGTGGACGATCGGCACGAAAATCTTAGAGTTGCCGGCATAATACTGCCGCATGCCCAGCTTGCAGTCGTACAGCTCCCAATAGTCCATCTGGGTGTTGGAACGATCGTACTGGTTCTCGTAACCCATTTCAACGTCTTTGTAGAGTTCAAGCAAAGCCGTCATAACGTCTTCGTTATCAGACAGTTCCTCCCGGCGATCCTCATCATCGATCTCCGGATTGGTCTGCGGTTCCGGATCGGTGCGCGGTTTGGCTTTCTTGCTAGGCTTGGCCACGGCTCAATGTCCTTGCACTGTTGACCACATCCGGCCTGTACCACTCGTCCTTGGCCGGCGCGGGCGGCGCAGCTGTTACCAGGATGGTCGTGTACTCGCGCCCATCCTCCCCAACTGCCCGTCGCGGAATGTCCTCATCCTGCGCGATGTCGAGCACCGCCGCGAAAGACTCGATCCCCTCCATCAGAACTTGGTAGGGTCCTTCGTCAGGCTCGCGTGACAGTTCTCCCCGCTTTCCGACACTATGACTGTATCCCCCAGCCATCCCGTTAAGCACCCATCGGGCCCCATGCGCCACGACGAACAAAGGCTGATCCCGTTTACGTCGCGTGAGCAGATCACGGAGGCGCTCTCGCCCGCGGACAATGTCCCCACCAGCGCGGGGATCGAGTTGTAAGGCGCGGACCGCGACCCGGAGACCCACAACGTCAGAAGAACCAGCAGGCTTGACCATAAGCCTAAAAGCGCCAGCCACACGGCCACCGCTCTCAAGGCGTGCTTGCGCGACGGTATCTGCCAATACCTCACCTGGTGGTCCCTCTCTAACCCAATCGGCATGTACTCTAATCTGGCCATCGATCACCTGTATGAGCGCCGCAGTAGTGTATTGGTTGGTGGCGTTGACGGCAAGCCACCACGGCTGACCGGGCAGGCGGGTCAGCGTCTCGATCATGTGTTCTCGCGAGATGTCGTAAACCGGAAGACCCGGCTTCATCATCAAGGCGTAGGCAAGCGCGTTCGGGAAGTCCTTACGGCCGGTAGGAAAGGACAGAAGCTGTCCGCGTGCCTCAGCACTGACATCAACGAAGTCAACTTGGCCGCTCTTAAAGAAGGGCTGAAGTCCCCGAATGAAGCTATCCTTACCGCGTGGTGGTATAAGGCGGCGCAGAGGCAGGAGCTGTCGGCGCGAAATGGCGCGATGCCTAAGCGGCTGCATAATGAATTCCTCAAGGCCGGTCGCCTCCACGCCGATCTCGGTCGGGGCCCAGGCGTCGTCCACTGCGAAAATGTCGTCGCAAATCTGGTCTGGCAGCCACAGCTGGGCGTCGCCCCGCCACACCACAAGTCTCGCACCAATCCAGGAGAAAACTGCCACGCCCGTCATAGCGGAGCTCACCCCCACAGTACGGGCAGGATCGTAAGCGGCGTAAACCGACTGCCATGTGCGCACCGTCGCTCTTGTTTTGGCGTCGCCCTCTTTGAAGATGCGCGCCTCCGGGTCGTCCGCCTCACACATATACTCGCAATTGAAGTCGTGCACGAGCCCCATCCGCTCGTATTCCTGCCGCTTGCGGGCGATGTCGTCGATCGAGAACTTGTCGGGCCACAGCGGCCGCCAGCGCCCCGCCGGCAGGTCGTAGCGCTCGGTTCCGGCATCGTCCTGCACCATCACCGGGTAGCGCTTGGCAAGCCATGCCGGGTCTTTTGACACCCGCACGATCACGGCGTCGCGATCCAGCCGGTTGCCCATGAACCGGATGCGGTAGGCGATCTGACCGGCCGGCCCCTTGGCGCATGCGGGCAAGAGCGTACGGTAGAGCCAGTGCATCACCTTCTCGCGCTGGTCGGGTGTCTTGACCGATTCCTCATCCTCCAGGTCGTCTATCAAGACGAAGTCCGGCCGCGCATCGTTGTGGCGCATGCCGCGCAGGGACGCGCCGGCGCCGGCCGCTTGCAGGCAAACCCCGTTCTTGAGAACCAGCTTGCCATCGGTCCACGTCGGACCCTCCATCGGTCCGAACAGCTGGTTGATGCCGTCGTTGACGACGAATTCATTCCTGATGGCAATGAGCCGCTCGACCGCGCGGGTGTAAGAGGCACCGATCACGACGGCATTCTTGAATTCCTCGAACAGGGCGCCTAACACAATGGCTTCCTCAGCGACCGTGGATTTGGCGGCGTCGCGGAAGCCCTCGATCACGACCTGCGGGTGGGCAGAGTGATAGACGTCCTGAATCTCGTGGTGGAAAGCCGGAGTCTTGATCGGGTGGCGGTGCTTAAATATCACCTCATGCGCCAGCCGCCGGTTGTGATAGAACTCGGTCAGCAGCGCAGTGCGGTGGGCATCGGCTTCCTCGGGGATCATGTCAGCCACGCTGTCAAGACAATGAGACCGACAAGCAACGCGACTGCAATCGTCCCCTCATGCCAGCGGCACCATCGCTTGATTTCCTGCCAACCAATCATATCACACACCTCAATGCAAAAAGTCGGAACGGGACATATATAAAGCACACGCTTA